ATGTAGAATTTACTGTAAATAATACATATGTACAAGCAGATTCTGTGATATTAGTAACAATGCAAGATGAAAATACAACTAACAATACAACTATCGTTGCAACAATACATTCAATTGCAGCTGGTAGTTTTATTATTAACTTGGGTCATCCAGATTCAGTTGATGCTACATCTGCAACTGCAAGTAAGATTCATTTCTTAGTAATTAATAATGACAGTTAATAAACCTTAAAATGTTTTAAAAACAACTTAAAAGGGATAGATTAATTCTATCCCTTTTTTGTTATTTACAAGATATTTATAAGTGAATAATAATATTTGGAGAAAAAGATAATGCCAAAAGATTCTTTTATATACCAAGACCCGTCAGAAAATGCATCCGGTGGTACACCATTTGCAATATATGATAGCGATTCTGAATTTCAAAAAGATAGTAAAACTGTATGTAAATGGACTGCTCGTAGGTTGGGACATCCTGTTATGCAATTGGAATTTAATAGTGGTTCAATTTGGGCGTGTTTTGAAGAAGCTGTTTCTGAATATTCTACACAAATCAATAATTATAATATTAGAAATTGGATGTGGAGTTCATATGGTTCAGAAAGAACTGGTAGTGGTTCTGAACTAGGAGCTACTGGTAGTTTAGAAGTACAACATCCAACTCTTGGAACTTCTTTTGTTTTATCAGAGAGATATGGTGAAACAGCACTTGTTGGAGGCAATACAACTTTATATTCTGGTTCTGTTATCTTAACTGGTAGTAAACAACAATATGATTTACAGAATGAAGCAAGACTTGAAAAATCAGGTGATAGACTTGAAATACAAAAGGTATATAATATGGGACCATCAGCTATAACAAGATTTTATGACCCATTTGCTGGTTCATTTGAACAAAGACAGATGTTAGATGCATTTGGATTTGGTAATGTATCACCAGCTGTTTCATTTATAATGAGACCTATATCTTATGATATAGTGAGAGCACAAGCAATAGAAACGAATGATAAAATAAGGAAATCTGCATATTCATTTGAATTGGTAAATAATAAATTAAGAATCTTTCCAAGACCATCATCTGATGACGGTGGTGATAAGGTATATTTTCAATATTATGTAAGGGATGATTATTTACAAACTACGGCAAGTTATACAAGTGGTAAAGTTTCTAGTCCAGCTAATATTCCGTATAAGTTTTTAATTTATTCTGAAATAAATTCTGTTGGTAGACAATGGATAAGAAAGTTTACTTTAGCATTATCAAAAGAATTACTTGGAATAATAAGAAGTAAATATGCATCAATGCCTTTACCTGATGGTGAAGTAACAATGGATGGTGAAGCATTAAAAGCTGAAGGTAGAGAAGAAAAAATACAATTACTTGATGAATTAAAAGAATTTTTAGATTCAGTATCTTTAACTGAAAAGTCAAAAGCAGAAGCAGAAGAAGCCAATGCAAATCAAGAAGTACTCGCAAAAGCACCTCTTGGAATATACATAGGATAGTAGAATGTCAAGAACAAGTCCATTTTTCGTACCACAAAAAGAAATCAAAGTGATTGATTCTATGAATGAAGAATTGATTGATGAGATAATTGGTCAATCAGTTGATATTTATAAAGTAGAAGTGGATGACACAGAGACTAATATTTATGGGGAATCAGCGACTAAGTATTTTAGTGTTGGTTTTAGAGTTAATTGTTTAATTAGATATAATGAACCAGAAACATTACAAGATGATTTTGGTGCAGATGTTAATACCACAATTGATTTGTATTTTCAAAGAAATAATTTAGCAAGTGGTTCATTAAATTTTTATCCAGAGATTGGTGATGTAGTTGATTGGAATCAACATTATTGGGAAATGGATAGTGTTACAGAACCAAGACTTATAGCAGGACATCAGGGATATAGACATAATATTGTTTCAAGAGCACATAGAAGTAGATTATCGTCATTACAAATAGAAGAAAGACCAAGATAAAATGGCAGTTCAACAAATATTTGGAAAAAGAATTATAAAGGTAGATAAAAGTCATCCTAACTATGACCCTAAATCTGAAAAAGAAAAAGAAGTAAGTGGAAATGTAATTGAACCAGATGAAAACATTTATGGTGAAAAACATACTTATATACCAAAACCAAATGGTAATCTTCAGATGGAACAAATGATGGGTAAGTTGATGAGTAAATTAGATAATTTTGGAACAAATAGTCAGACAGGTGTTAAACCAGTTGAAGTGGACATAAAACGGGAATTATCGATTGGTAAGATTGATGTAAATGCAGTTAAATCACAAGAATTTAAAGGAAAGGTTAAGAATAAAAAGAATCAACTTAAGGCATTAAGACATAAAAGAATGTATGATAAACAGAGGAAGAAATAATGGCAGTTAGACCAATAACAAATTTACAAGCTGTTAATAAGGAAACTACTAACAGAGGAAAGCAGATATCTGCTAAAAATCTTACAGTAAGAGGTGGAAATTTACGTCAATCAGTTACACCGGGTAAAGATTTTACAAAGAATTATGCTATTACATTAAAGGATGTTGATACTTCTGTAATGAATCATATTAAAAATGTTATGCGTCCTTATGTATTGGAAGCTGGTGAACAGATAAATATACCCGTTATGTATGGTAACGAAGAAAGATGGGTAGCTGTTAGAAAAAGAAATGTTTTACGTGATAAAAATGGTTCTCTAATTTTACCACTTATTATGTTAAAGAGAACAGAAGTAAATAAAAATACAACAATCCAACAATCATTTAAACATGACGTTAAAAATGAACTAGTACAAGTAATTAGAAATTCTAACTGGTCAAAGGAAAATCGTTATGATAGATTTTCTGTTCAATATGGTACTCAACCAGCATATGACAGTATTGTCACTGGACCACCTGATTATGTTGATATAAGTTATGAGTTTGTTCTTTGGACAAATTATATTGAACAAATGAATAAACTTATTGAATCGTTTGTTGAACAGAATGATACGTATTGGGGGTCTAATACGGATTATAAATTTTTATGTAACGTAGAATCATGGTCAGATGCATCTGAAATGGCAACGGATGGTGAAAGATTTATTAAAACAACTTTTACAGCTTTATTTAAAGGATACCTATTATCAGAAGTTGTTGCATCTTCTGTTACTGAAAAGAAATTTCAATTAGACCGTCAAACATCACCAAATCGTGTTGTATTTGGTTTTGAAGGAGACGCTACAAATTTTCAAGTTAAAAAATAAAGTTTAGATATATATATATACAAGTTAAATAATAGGAGGTTATAATGGCTGAAGAATCAAAATTAACTGAGAAGTTAGAAGAAAAAGAAACTGAAACTAAATTTACAGAAGAAGAAATGAACAAGATTAAAGATGTTCAACGTTCTTATTATGAAGTTCAACAAACAATAGGACAAATAGGTTTTACAAGATTAAGGTTAGAACAACAGTTGGATGAATTAGATAAAGTAGAAGAAGAAACTAGACAAAAGTTATCTGATACACAGCAATCTGAAATTGAATTTAATGATACCGTTTCTAAAAAATATGGACATGGTTCTCTAAATCCAGAAACTGGTGTTTTTACTTTAAATAAAGTTGAATAAATCAATATAATTATATCGTTTGAAAAATTTCAAGTATATTTATATATGATATACCTACACATCTCGCGTGTTGGTATAAATAATTAGTACTGATTATATTTATATAGGAGAAGATATATGCCATCAAGTGAAAAAATCGTCAGTCCTGGCGTATTTACCAATGAAATAGACCAAACATTTTTACCAGCTGCTATAGGTGAAATCGGTGGAGCTTTAATAGGTCCAACAGTTAAAGGACCAGCACTAGTACCAACAGTCGTGAATTCGTATTCAGAATTTCAACAAAGGTTTGGAGATACATTTAAAAGTGGAAGTACTCCTTACCAATATTTAACATCACATACAGCAAGGGAATATCTTAAACATTCTGGTCGTCTTACTGTTGTTAGGATATTAGCTGGAACTTTTGGCGGAGCTACTGCTTATGTTCCCACCGGGTCAGTTCAAACTCCTGGCTCTGGAGTTGAATCACCTTCATTCAAATTACATACTTTAAGTGATGGCGCTTTACAAAATACTACAACTAGTTCTGTAGGACTTCCGAATGCATTCTTGACTAACGCTGTTTTACAATCTGGCTCAAAACATAATTTAAGATGGGAAGTATCACAAAAAAATCAGAATAAGGGTACATTTACATTACTTATAAGACGTGGTGATGATTCTGATAAAAGAAAACAGATATTAGAGAGTTGGACTAACATATCTTTAGACCAAAATCAAAATAATTATATCGCTAAGATAATTGGTGATCAAAAATTTAATATGAGAACTGACAGTGACGGAAATCCGTATATGCAGTTGTCTGGTTCTTTTGCAAATAAATCAAAATATGTTAGAGTTGAAGTACTGAAACCACTTATTGATTATCTTGATGAAAATGGAAATATAAGAATAAATTCTGATGGACAAGGTAATCCTGGTACAGGTTCTTTACCTGGATTAAGTAGTGGTTCATTTGTTGGTGGAAGTGATGGGTATATAGGTTTCGATGCATTGGGTAATCAAATAGGTCCTGGTATTGCAGCTAATTTTTATGAAAATATTGCTAGCGCTAATAGTCAGGGATATGTTTTAAATGCTTCGAATAGTGGTTCTACATCATATCTAAATGCATTAAATCTTCTTAAAAATCAAGATGAATATGATATTAATTTAATAATGATACCTGGTGTTATATCAGGTGAGTCTAATCATAGTGCTATCGCACAAAGAGCAATTGATGTATGTGAAGACAGAGGTGATTGTTTTGTAGTTTTAGACCCTGTGGTTTATGGAAGTACTATATCCGCAGCTACATCTGAAGCTGAAAATCGTGATTCAAGTTATGCAGCTCATTACTGGCCTTGGATACAAATACCAGATCCAGAATTAGGGAAGGTACATTGGGTACCACCTTCAGTTGTTATTCCAAGTATTTATGCATTTAATGATAAGGTAGCTCATCCTTGGTTTGCACCTGCAGGTTTAAATCGTGGTGGTATTGATGTCGCAATTCAAGCTGAAAGGAAATTAACACATAGTGATAGGGATACTCTTTATGATTCAGCAGTTAATCCAATAGCTACATTTCCTGGACAAGGAGTAACTGTATGGGGTCAAAAGACACTTCAAAAGAAAGCATCAGCACTTGACAGGGTTAATGTTCGTAGATTGTTAATTAAACTTAAGAAGTTTATTGCAAGTTCATCAAGATTCCTTGTATTTGAACAAAATAATTCAGCTACAAGAGCGAGATTCTTGAATATTGTAAATCCATATCTTGAACAAGTTCAATCTAATAGTGGTTTAACATCTTTTAGAGTGGTAATGGATGAATCAAATAACACTCCAGATTTGGTAGATAGAAATATTCTTTATGGTCAAATATTTATTCAACCTACAAGAACTGCTGAATTTATAGTATTAGACTTTACAGTACAACCAACAGGCGCAACATTCCCTGAATAACGTAGGAGATATATATGCCATCCAGTGAAAAAGTCATAAGTCCAGGTGTATTTACTAATGAAGTAGATCAATCATTTTTACCAGCTGCTATAGGAGATATTGGAGCGGCGATTGTAGGTCCAACAGCTAAAGGAGCATCAATGCAACCAACAGTTGTGAGTTCTTACAGTGAATTTCAAAAAAAGTTTGGAGACACTTTTAAGAGTGGTTCTGCTACTTATACTTATTTGACTTCGTTAGCTGCACGTGAATATCTTAGATATGGAAATAAATTAACTGTAATTCGTGTACTTGCTGGAAGTCCTTCCGCTGCTTCTGCAAATGTATTGACTGGAAGTGGTAATTATTATACAGGTAGTGCTTCTCCAGGAGATACTGAAGCAACCGCGAATACTTCATTTAAACTTCATACATTAGGTGATGGAGTTATTATGAATAATAAAGATGCTACATCAGGTGATGAAGTAGCTGCTACTGGAACGATAACAGTAACTGAAGTAACTAATTTAGTTGATGAAAACACATTCGCAATAATAGATACTGCGGGAACTACACATACATTTACTATTGAAACTGGTGATAATTTAGTTGCTGATAATAAAGTAGGGGTACTGGGAGCTATAGCTACAGGTGGTACAGCTGGTAACAACGCTGCAGCTACAAAGATTGCTGCCGCTATAAATGACGCAAGTAGTACTTGTGCTGCTACTATAACAGCAGTTGCTGTTGCTGCAGTAGTAACTCTTACACAAGATGTTGCTGGTGCTTCTGGTAACGGAACAATTACCGACACAGCCGCATCTAGTGATATTACAGTAGTTAATTTTACTGGCGGTATAACAGATCCAGTAGGAACAAACAATTTATTACTATCAGGCTCAAAAGATAATGTAAGATGGGAAATATCATCTCTTAATAATAAAAAAGGAACATTCTCACTTTTAATTCGTAGAGGTAATGATATAATTAAAAGAAAACAAATTTTGGAATCATGGCCACGTGTAAATCTTGATCCAAACTCAAGTGAGTATATCGCAAAAGCTATAGGTGACCAATATACTTCACTTGGTGGTTCTAATACAGATACACCATATATAACTTTTAATGGGTCATATCCAAATAAATCGAAATATGTTAGAGTTGAAGTAATAAAACAAACTACTGATTATCTTGATGAAAATGGAAATGTTAGGGTACCAGCAGCATCAGCATCATTACCTGGTATAGGAAGTGGTTCTTTTGGTGGTTCGTTTAGTGGTGGTACAGATGGAACTGTTGCTACTCATCCACATACAGGATTTTATGAGAGTATATCAGAATCAGATACACAAGGATTTAATTTAAGTAGTGGTACCGATGGTGAAACTGCTTATATTGATGCTTTAAAATTATTAAAAAATCAAGATGAATTTGATATTAATTTAATTCTTGTTCCTGGTGTGTTTGGTAATACTCACAGTGCAATAGCTCAGAAGGTAATAGATGTTTGTGAAGATAGAGGTGATTGTTTTGCTATAATTGATCCTGTTGGATATGATAGTACTATATCCGCGACAAAAACACAGGCAGAAACAAGAGATTCTAATTATGCAGCAATGTATTGGCCTTGGGTTAAAATTCCAAATCCTGAACTTGGTAAAACTGTATGGGTACCACCATCTGTAGCTATAGGTGGTGTTTATGCATTCAATGATAAAGTTGCACATCCTTGGATGGCACCAGCTGGTTTGAATAGAGGTGCACTTAGTAATGTTGGAGTTATTGAACGTAATTTGACACAAGCTGATAGGGATAATTTATATGATTCTAATGTAAATCCAATTGCAACTTTTGCTGGTCAAGGAATCAATGTGTGGGGTCAGAAAACATTACAAAAGAAAATATCAGCACTTGATAGAGTAAACGTAAGACGATTATTGATTAAGTTGAAGAAATTTATAGCTTCAACATCAAGATTTTTAGTATTTGAACAGAATAATTCAGCAACGAGAGCAAGATTTTTGAATGTTGTAAATCCATATCTTGAACAAGTTCAATCTAATAGTGGTTTAACATCTTTTAGAGTTGTTATGGATGATACAAATAATACACCTGATATTGTAGATAGAAATATATTATATGGTCAAATATTTGTTCAACCAACAAGAACTGCTGAATTTATAGTATTAGACTTTACAGTACAACCTACTGGAGCTACATTCCCTTCTTTTTAAAATAGTTAAGTATTTTTCTGTTACTTAATATATTTATAT